TCGCTGATGACGGCACAAATAAAGTAGCAGGCGTAGTCTCTACTAACCCAGCATATGTTATGAACTCTACATGCCCCGGTCTATTGACCGCAGTTGCGCTACAAGGTCGTGTACCATGTAAAGTTCGTGGTAAAATTAGTAAAGGCGACATGCTCATTTCAGGTGGCAACGGATTTGCAAGACCAAATCAGTTCCCTTCTATGGGTACAGTAATAGGTAAAGCACTGCAAGACTTTGATGGTTATGAAGGCGTCATTGAAGTAGCAGTCGGAAGATTATAAGGATAATAAAATGGCATCTTACGTATATACAGGTAATGCAGTATCACAGCAATCAGCTAATATTGCTACAGACAAAATTAGAATATCAACTACAGGCGTAGGTATTCACGCCGTAACAGGCTATCCTAGAGTAGCCGGTACTGGAACAGCCACAGCAGCAACTAACTCAGTAACAGTTACTGGTGTAGGAACTGCATTTAACACTCAGCTAGAAATCGGCGCTTGGATAGGAAATACCACTGGAACAACAGTAGGAATTGTAGCAAATATTGCTAATGCTACTAGTTTGACGCTAACTGCAAACGCAGGAGTAGCCCTATCAAATGTTGCATACACTTTCAATAATGCAGGAGTTCCTTACGCAATTGCTACTCAGCAGTCAGCGATTTATTCTGCTAATGACAGCTATAATAGCGTTTATTGTGGCCAAGGCAATGTAGTAGCATTTCTAACAACTGGCAGCGGAGCCGGATCAGAATTCAGTATTACAGAATTAGGCATGCCACATGCCAATACAGGCACCGAATAATTACGCAAAAAAGCTAAATACTTTATATGTTCTCATGAGGAGAACTTATGCAGTACCCACTGCGTAGCGACTAGAACTCGCATATAACATTAAGGAAAAACAAATGGGACGTCCACTAAAAATCGCAAAGGCTCAAGCAGTCTTGACAGTAACTAATACTACTGCAACAACAAATATCGTAACAGTTTCTCAAAATTTAAGCTCACTAGGTGTTATTGCTGGTATGCCGTTCGTACCTAGCATCACAACTGGTACAAACTTGACCGCTGCTACAACCTTCTATATTCTAGCAATCACTGGTGCATCAACATTCACTGTTTCTGCAACTCCACTAAACGCTAACCCAACATCTACTCCGGTTACATTGACTACCGGTACAACTGCATCAGCATTGTCAGTTGGTGTAGTTGATGCATACTTCAACAACCCAACCGGACCTCAATGGCCAGCAACAAACGCAAATACTTACTCAGTAGTCGGTGGTAACACTGCAATCTTCGGTAAGCAAGTTCTTGCTAACGTTGCTATTGGTGTTAATGGTACAGGTACTCTGTATACTGTTTCTACTTCAAGCACTAAGGTAGGCGGTCTCGGTACCAGTTTTTCTACTATTGGTGCTGCAAGCGTCATTCAGTACATCCCAGCAAACGGTGTTCCAACTACACTTGGTTATGTAAGCAGCAACGCTCAGCCAAACATTGAAATCTCAAATGCAACTGCAACCGGTAATTTCTTGACTACTGTTGGCAACGCACAAACTCTTACTGCAAATCTTCCAGTAATTCTTGACACTGATATCGGTGGATTGACTGCTGGTACTACTTACTTTGTTAAGACTATTGCTAATGCTGCTGCTTTCAGTGTTTCAACTACACCCGGCGGCGCTAACGTTGGTCTAACTAACGAAGATGCAGAATCATATGCAACTCAGGATGTTATTACTTTAGCATCTAACGCAACTGCTGCTATTACTGCTGGTTCAGCATTCATTTATGCAACTCCAGAAGCAGGCTTCATTGTTCGTCAAAAGGGCAAGACAAAGTATCTCGTAACTGGTACAACTTCTGGTCTAACTGGCGCGGTTTATACTGCAAACGTTGCAAATACTGCATTGCTTCCAAACACAATGTCAATCAGAGCAACTAACGCAGCTTCTGGCGTACAATTTGTTTCCAGCGTGAATGATCATAGCTCAGAACTATTCCCAGCAACAGTTGCGGCAGGCTCATTGTCAGCAGGTACTGTATATACAATCTACAGTGCAGGTACTACTGACTGGACAGCAGTTGGCGCAATGGCTAGCATGACTGGTATCACCTTTACTGCTACTGGAACTGGTTCTGGTACAGGTCTTGCAGTATTAGCTAACGTTAACCCTGATGTCATTTCATCGTTCAACTCAGCCGCAGTTGCAAACGTAGACAATGGTCAGCCAAATCCGATTGTTACAATCGCAAGCGCATAAGGAATAAAAGATGGCTCAGGCTTCTACAGTTCAAAAGATGAAAGAAACTGAGACAGAAATCGCAGTCCTTCAGGTACAGTATGGATATCTAAATGAAAAAATGGATGATATCAAAACTGACCTGAAGGGTTTGCGCACTCATATTGATGGCCACGCAGCCGCAGCACAACAACTCATTACAAACTTCCAAGAAGAAAATAAAGAACAACACGCAAAGGTTGAAAAGAAAGTATCTGCTCTAGAAAAATGGAGATGGATGCTTATGGGAGCTGGCATTCTAGCAGGTGCAATTGGATTCCCTTTTGTAGAGAAACTTCTCGGAATGTAATCAAGTAAGACTATTCAACTTTTCAATCACAATATCAATATTAATCGTAGAAAATAAACCAGGATGAAGCGGCTTAGGATATAGGCCGCGCCTTACCCATGCATAACCAAAGTGTTCGTCATTGAGCATAGGCACGAACTCATCATCTACTTTACAGAAGAAAGTATGATATATGAAATTGTTGTTGACAAATTTTTGAATAGGAATTAATTTGTAAGAGCTATCAAAGAATCCAATTTCTTCACTACATTCTCTTTCAATGCCGTCAAATAATGTCTCACCATCTTCAACTTTTCCGCCAGGTATACTCCATGTAGGATTTTTACTATCTGCTCTTAACAAATATAGATATCTGTCAGTACTATTACTATAGAAAAAGACACCAGCAGCTTGGGTTGTATTAGATGACAATTGAGTAGTCACCTTCGCCATACCAACCTTCGTAACTCTTTATCCACATTCCGTCTCCGGGAACATATCTATATTGAATATTAGTGGTTAGGTTAGTTACAAATTCTACAGTAGTTGCTTCATCAGCAGAGAATGCAATTTCCCATTCGCCGGAACTTCCGTTATATTCAATAATATCATTTGCCTGTGCAACTAAGGTTCCCCAAGAAACAGTATCATCTGCATCGTTTCCGATGTCTTCAACTATAAGATATCTAGCTCCAGGCCAAGGTCCCGGTAAACCTGCATTGGGTCCGGTTAGTTGGGGATTAATAATAGCATCAATTGGATCAAGTGTGTTTTGCGGTAAAGTGTCAGGGTCAATGTTATAGATTAAGAATCTATCATCAACTGGATTGGGAACAATAGTACCTACGATATCATCTTCCAAATATGGATTTTGTAGCCAAATTTGACTAATACCCGGTCTTATTGCACCGTACACATTTAGTAAACTACTCCAATACAAATCACTATTGGGGTTTACGGGTTGCTCAAGTGAACTATTGGGAGGATAAAATGCAGTAGCTTGAGGCAATAGCTGCAATTGATTACCCATCAGTAGTAGCTTATATCCATATGGACTAATTTTTTGTCTAGTTCCTAACAGTAAATCTTCATCTTCAATGTCATCTAATGCAGTCCCTTTGAAAATACTAGCAATAACTTTATGAATAACACCTAGCTTTTTCAGCTTACTTGATGTAGTGATCCAAATTGGCATATAGAATTTCCAAGTCAGAACATCAATAGGATTACCGGTACCTTGGGGAATTTGTCTACTAGAAAAGTTTATTCCATCCTGAAAAACTGCACTCAATGAAGTCCAATCAACAAAGTTATCAGTACTTTGTAATTCTAATGCTGGGTTAAACAGTGTACCCAATTGTTCAATAATCTCTAATTTCTGTTGATAATTAGTAGTCCAAAAATCTACACTAATACGCAGAGTATACGGCACTGGCATTATTCGCTCAATAGTAAATGCTTGGCCTTGCGTTGTGTCATAACTTTGTGTTTCTTGATTATAAGCCCGTTGCCGAACATTTATCTTATCAACGAATGTTGGGTCTTGCGTCCATTTTTGATTATACTCAAGACCGCTGATATAGTAGGTAATTAATGGTGCCGAAGGTAAATTACTCGCACTGTTGTTTGCGATTATAGTGGATGCTTGTCTACTGCTATCACCGTACATAATTGGTACACGAACAAGAATGTCGTTTCCATTAGGGTCTTTACCTTTAGTAACATACCAGTTACTAAAGATTTTAGCAAACTGAATTAAGAACCTTCTTATTTGATTATCGTAAAAATATTGTGCCATTTATTATACTTCCGGGGGTACTGGGTCTAGGGTAGGTTGCAACACAGACGATAGTGGTTGTGCTTGAGGAACAACTTCTCCCGCATTATTTAGATAGATTTCACCCTGGTTGTTAATAAAGCCGGACAATAGTGATGTGTCCTCAGCAGTAAATCCAGTATCAGTTCTTACATTTTCACTAATACGAATCCACAGCTTGCCGTCCCAGCGATATAATATTTGCGGCATATAATCAATACGTAAGAAATAGTCACCTACTTGTGGATTTTGCGGGAAAGCAATACCGGCACCAACGGGGAAACCATTTGGTGCTTCGCCGTCACCCGTCAGGTAACCTGTGCTATATCCAAATGATCTAGGACTTGATCTAGTAATATACTGAAATCCAGGATCACAGTCTGCACGATAGTCCATATTTTGAGTTATATCACCCGTAAAGCCCGGCAGTTCTGGATTTTGGTCTGCGGTTGCGTAAGTATTGTCAGCCGTACCATATGGACCCGTGATTATACCCAATGACTGTACTGCGAGAGACTTGGTAGTTTCTACT